TCTGTCAGACTATGCACCAGAGCATGACATAGATCGTTTTGAAGTTATGGAGTATTGGGGTACAGTAGATATAAACCTGCTGGAAGAACAGCAAATTGACATACCAAAAGACTTAAAAGATCTGGATGAGTTACAGGCAAATGTATGGGTATGTAACGGCAGACTAATACGTGTAGTACTTAATCCCTTTAAACCAGCACGTATACCATACGTTGCAGCACCATACGAACTTAATCCATACAGCTTCTTTGGTGTAGGCATTGCAGAGAACATGGATGATACACAGACATTAATGAATGGCTTTATGCGTATGGCAGTCGATAATGCTGTGCTATCAGGCAACTTGCTTATAGAGGTAGACGAAACAAACTTAGTACCCGGACAGGATCTTACAGTTTATCCGGGCAAAGTATTCAGGAGACAGGGAGGTGCACCCGGACAGGCATTGTTCGGTACAAAGTATCCAAATGTTTCCAGTGAGAATATGATGATGTTTGATAAAGCTAGACAGCTTTCAGATGAGAGCACAGGCTTTCCATCTTTTGCACATGGACAGACAGGTGTAGCAGGTGTAGGCAGAACTGCATCAGGTATATCTATGCTGATGGGTGCAGCAGCAGGTGGTATTAAAACAGTAATTAAAAACGTAGATGACTATCTACTTAAACCATTGGGTGAAGGACTATTTCAGTTTAACATGCAGTTTGACTTTGATCCGTCAATTAAAGGTGATCTTGAAGTAGTTGCACGTGGTACAGAAAGTTTAATGGCTAACGAAGTACGCAGTCAAAGACTGATGCAATTCTTGGGTGTAACATCTAATCCAGCACTTGCACCGTTTGCTAAGTTTAATTATATCATTCGTGAGATTGCAAAATCTCTTGATCTTGATCCAGACAAAGTTACAAACAATATGGATGAAGCATCTATACAGGCTGAGATAATGAAAGGCTTTGCACCAGAACAGCCACCACAGGGAGCAGGTGCACCACCACAACCTCCAGCAGGAGTAAACCCAACAGATACAGCAGGAACAGGAGGAGGAACAATTGGAACAGGACAAGCACCAGTACCCGGAGAGCAAGGCTTCAGTGGACCACAACAAGGAGCTGCTCCACAAGCTCAAGCCACTGGTCAGCAACAACCGCCAATGGCAACACTTCAATAACTATATAGATATGCTCGTAGAATTAGAATTAAGAATACTGGAACAATCAGATGACATGGTAGCAATACATAGAGCACAGGGTGCTAACATGGCATATAATAAGATTAAAAAACTAAGGGAACATGTCAATGCCAACATCACGTGATGAACCTGCGGTAACAATTGAAAATTTAGCACGTAACGTACCTAGAGTTTCTAAGTTTGAAGGTAAGTCTAAGTTAAGAGGTAAAGTAAACGTAGAAGGAAATATATCACCTAGAGCAATATTAACAAAAGACGGTGTAAAAAAAGTAGATGTAAAAACAGCTAATGCTCTTTTAGAACTAGGCTCTATTATTGATTTAGGAAAAGGTGTTTTTTTAGAGGCAGATATAGCAGCTAGTGCTTTTGGTGGTGAAGTAGGAGATGAGGTTAAATATGGTGATATTGGTTTAGATCAAGTAGGTATTGGTATAGGTAAAAAGATTGGTGATTCAGGGCAACTTGGATTAAAAGGTACGTATAGACCCGGAAGAGGTGGGCAAAAAGATGACTATGCTGTAGGTCTTAGTTACGACCGTAAATTTAACAAAGGTGGAGTGGTTGACATGCGACAAATGGAAATGTTTAATATAGGTGGACTAAAAGATGAGGGTGGATCAAGAGACTCTGTGTCAGGAAATGATGTGCCTTCTGGTTCACTTAAAGAAGAAGTCAGAGATGACATTGATGCAAAGTTAAGTCCGGGTGAGTTTGTTTTTCCTGCTGACGTTGTACGATATATAGGTTTAGAAAAGCTAATGCTTATGCGTGATAAGGCTAAAAAAGGTTTAAAACGTATGGAAGCTATGGGTCAGATGGGTAATTCTGAAGAAGCTACACTAGATGATGACGTACCATTTGAACAATCTGATCTACTTATAGTTGCAGGTTCTCCTATGGAAGAACAGATGAATGCTCTTAATAGGGGTGGTATGCCTATACGTGCAAGTAATGGTACAGCAGTTCCTAATGCTGGTACAACTGTTCCCGGTTCAAGTTTAGGTGGAGGAAGAGGTGATCAGTTATTAGGATCAAATTTGCAACAATACTTTAATCCTACTACAAATGAGATACGCAGTGTTTTAGTATCTAGAGATAATCTAACAGGTGAGTTAAAACCAGTGTCACCACTACCAGAAGGTTTTATGCGAGACACACCTGAAAATAGAAACCTAGCTATACAACCAACAGATACATCAGCTAGCGTAGAAACAACTAGAGTAGATCCAGATGTTCTTATGCAAAGTTCTGATATTGGAAATGTACGTGGTGCACCAGATCCATCAGCTGCTGGAGGTTATCAAACTGGAGCTACACTTGCAGATATGGCGAATAACCCTAATCCAAATGCAATGTCTTTTGATCAAATGGCAAATTTTGGTGATACTCTTTCAGGCAAAACATATGGGGATATATTTGGTGGTATCACTGGCGCAGTTTCAAAAGGATTATCTACACGAATGGGTTTTACTGATCAAGAAGTTGCGGGTCAGAAGAACTCAATAGCATTGTCTGATATGAGAGCTAATAATCCAGAAGCGTATGCCTCTCTTCAAGCAACATTTGATAACAATTTAGGAAAAAATGTTGACATAGCAAAAAGTGCACTAGCAGATAGGTACAGTGATGTGATGTCTGTTAGAGATATTGAAGCAACTGCAAAAAGAGCATATGGAGTAACTAATGCACAAGTATTAGCTCATCTATCAAACGTAAGTAATGGTAATGCACCAGTAGGATCACAAGCTAATGCTATAGGTGGCTACAGTACAACAGGTGCACAAGGTCATAGTACTAATGCAAATGGTGAGGTTATAGGTAAAGATGCTCAGGATCAACTAGATCGAGCAACAAGACTTGGAGTAACATTAGATGAGGAGGAAGCATATGATATAAGTACTGGAAGAGTTTCTCCTACTCTATCGAAGAAAAATGATAAGGCAGAAAAAGAACAGCAAGAACAGAGAGAAAAAGATGAAGCATTAGAAGCTAAAACAATAAGTGAACTAGAAAAAGGTATTAGTGGAACAGCACCAACAGGATCAAAACCAGAGCCTTTTTCGGCTTTTAGTTCAGATCCACAAGATACTGGCCCTCCAGCGTCAGATCCAACAGGTAGAGGGGATACAGAAACGATAGGAGGAGAAGTAGATGTTTGGAATACAGGAGGACTAATACCTAAACCTAAAAGAAAGAAACAAAAGAAGAAGATGAAGCGTGGTGGTCTAGCTTCAAGAAAATAGACTGCATGTGTTGGCTACCTATGCCCCTAATAAGGCTACCATAGCCCCAACGAAAGGAAATATAAAATGTCAGACGTAACACAAGTAGAAGTAGAGCCGCAGAAAACAGCGTTTATATCTAGGCCATACTCAAGAGAAGAAAAGTTAAAACAGGAAGAGGAAGAACTGCAAGAGTTAGTTGAAGAACAAAAGCAAGATGCCTCATCAGAAGAAACAGAGAATGAACCTACAAATGCAGAGGAAAGAACTTTTAAGAAAAGGTATTCTGATTTGCGTAGGCATCAGCAGAAACAAACAGACGAATTAAAAGCAGAGATTAACACTCTTAAACTTCAGCTAGAGCAGTCAACTAAGAAGCAGATAAAACTTCCTAAGTCTGACGAAGACATAGAAACATGGGCTAGAGATTATCCCGATGTTGCAGGTATAGTAGAAACAATAGCTATAAAGAAAGCTGCTGAACAACAGGCTAGTCTAGAAGAAAAAGTAAAAGCTCTAAATGATATGCAGCAGAGTGTAACAAAGCAACGTGCAGAAACTGAATTGCTGCAATTACACCCTGACTTTGACGATATAAGAAATGATGATGACTTTCATACATGGGCAGAAGAACAGCCTACATGGATACAAAATGCTCTGTACGAAAATGATGACGATGCACATTCGGCTGCTAGAGCTATTGACTTATATAAAGCAGACAGAAACATAACTGCAAAGAAATCATCATCTAAAGATGCAGCAAGATCTGTATCTACTAAAGGTAAAAGAAGTAAACCTGCCAGTGACGATAGCAGTAACTCATACAAAGAGTCAGATGTACAGCGTATGTCTGCATCAGAGTATGAGAAGCATTCAGATGACATAATGGAAGCTATACGTAACGGTAAGTTTATTTATGACGTATCTGGTTCAGCACGATAAAAGGTGTTGACAAACAGATAATTGTGTATATAACTATACATAATTAGTAGTAACGTGGCCCTTTTCAAAAGACTACCCATATTTACTACACCAAACTTCTAAGATACCCGAATAAAAAGAGCCTATGTGTAGTTGGCCTTACATATACTACCTCTTTGTTATCGGCCCTTGTGAAGTAGATAACATAGCGTACATGTTTTAGTACGCATAGGATGTCGTAAAAGGAGAAAATAAAATGGCATTTTCAACTGCAACAGGCTACGGCAACCTGCCTAATGGTAATTTCTCACCAGTTATCTACTCTAAGCAGGTACAAGTAGCTTTTCGTAAGGCTTCTATTGTAGAAGCTATTACAAATAGTGACTACTTTGGCGAGATCGCTAATATGGGCGATAGCGTTAAAGTCATTAAAGAACCAGAGATCACGGTCAAAGAGTATGCACGTGGTACTACGATCACTCCACAAGATCTGGATGATGAAGAGTTCTCTCTAACCATTGACAAAGCAAACTATTTTGCATTTAAAGTCGATGACATTGAAGAGGCACACTCTCATGTTAACTTCCAGCAACTTGCTACTGATCGTGCAGCGTACAGACTTGCTGACCAGTTTGACCAAGACGTTCTTGGTTATCTCTCTGGATTTAAACAATCAGCGATGCATGGTGCTCCTGATACTGTGAATACCACTGTTAACGGTGCAAAAGCAGTTTCAACTGCTGGTACTGACGAATTGTTATCCTCGATGGAAATCATGGCTGACTCATTCGGTGGTTCTTCCAGTAACGCAATGGGTATTCAAGCACGTGCTGGTGGTGCAACTTCTGCTACTCCCGGTTCTGGTAACTGTCATCCACTACAAATTGTAGCTCGTATGGCTCGTTTGCTAGACCAACAGAATGTTGACACAAACAATCGCTGGTTAGTTGTTGACCCAGTTTTCTGTGAAGTTCTAAAGGATGAAGATTCTCGTCTTCTAAATGGTGACTTCGGAGGAAGCGGTCTACAAAATGGTTTGATCTTGAACAATGTTCATGGATTCAAAGTTTACATGTCTAACAACCTACCTTCCGTAGGAACTGGCCCATCCACTACTGGTGGTACTAATGCTAGTAACTATGGTGTAATCGTTGCTGGTCACATGTCTTCTGTTGCATCTGCTGAACAGATTAACAAGACTGAAACATATCGTGATCCTGATAGCTTCGCTGACATTGTTCGGGGAATGCATTTGTATGGGCGTAAGATTCTTCGACCAGAAGCAATCTCAACTGCTCGTTATTGCTTAGTATAAGGGAGACTGAATAATGGCTACAGTAACAACATTATCTTCTGCTGCTAGAGGCAGTAGCCCTAGAGGCAGAACTCCATATCTTGTACAAAATAGTATCGACTTCGGTGCTGCTGCTACCGCTAAAGGTACGGCACTAGCTGCTGCTGATATTATTGAAGCAATTACAGTTCCTGCTAATACTATGATTTTAGATGCTGGTTTTGAAGTAACAACAGTTCACGCTGGTACTTCTTCTGACTGTGCTCTTGATCTTGGTGTAACTGGAGTCGATGTTGATGCCTATGTTGATGGCTTTGACTTAGACGCTGCTTCAGCAGGTGCTTATTCCGTAGGTGCAGGTAATGGACCTTTGACTATTGGTGCAACTGCCGATACGCTTGATGTTTTAATTCAGGCACAAACTGGAACTACAACGGCTGGTGTTATCCGTGTCTTTGCATTATTGCTAGACGTTGATGACATAGGCACTGTAGGTGCAGATGAAGTGGATCGTGATACACTCGCGTAACACATGTGAAAGGGGTGGGATAAACCTGCCCCTTTCTACTTAGGGATATACTATGGCTACAACATTTTTAACATTAGTAAATGATGTAAATAAGAGACTAAATGAAGTGGAGCTTACTAGCTCTAACTTTGGTTCAGCTGCAGGTTTTTATGCACACGCAAAAGATGCAGTTAATTCAGGTATACGCTATATTAATGAGAGTGAGTACGAGTGGCCTTTTAATCATTCACAAAAAGAACAGACGTTAGTTGCTGGTACTACACGTTATGCATTTCCAACAGACGCAAAACTAATTGACTTTGAATCTTTTAGAATTAAAGAAAATGCTACACTAGGAAATGACACTAGAAAAATAGCAGTAATAACATATGATGAATATTTAGAAAAATATGTAGATCAAGAGTATGCTGCAAGTCAGACACGTGCATTGCCACGTTTTGTTTTTCATGGTCCTGACTTAAAATACGGTTTAGTAGAACCTCCTGATCAGGCATACACATTAGTATACGATTACTATGTGTTTCAAGCTGACTTATCTGCACATGGTGACACTATGGTAATACCAGATAGATTTAAACATATTGTTGTAGATGCGGCTATGTTCTATGCTTTGATGTTTAGAGGTAATACACAGGATGCAGTTATACTAAAAGAAAGAGCAGATGAAGGTATTAAAGCAATGCGCTCTATGCTCATTAACAGATACCATTACATGAGATCCTATATGATACCTGCAAGTACAGGTGGACGTAGATTAGGATCTGCACGATCTACAGCAGGGTCTAGCTTGGATGGACTATAATGCCTGACGCTTGGGAGACTTTTAGAATAGAGTTTAAGGGTGGGCTTGTAACTAATCTTAGCCCACTGCAACAGGCTATTAATGCTCCCGGCTCTGCACGTATACTACGTAACTATGAACCGTCTATTGATGGAGGCTACAAACGTATACAAGGATATGAAAAATTTGATAGTGCTATTATAGCTCCGTATGGTAATCCAGTTGTAAATGGTGCATCTCAAACAGGTACATCACTAACACTTAGAGCCATACATACTACACCTGCTGTAGGTGACACACTTACAATAGCTGGTGTATCTGGCACATATACAGTAGCTTCAGGTGGTGTTAGTTATACTGCTGCTAGAGATGAGGTTACTTTAACGCTTACTGGCTCTTTAGCTTCAAGTCCTGCTAATGGTGCAGTTGTTACTTTTGCTACAGTTACTACATCTAACTATGCAAATGGCATGACGTACTTTAACGATAAAGCTATTGTAGCTATGAATAATGACATAGTAGAATCGGCAGGTAGTGGCTATACTAAAATAAATAAACCTAACTATGGTACACCATTAATTGACGGTGGCAGTCAAACAGGTACAACATTAGTAGCAGATGCATTTGATACATTTCCACAAGCAGGTGATGTATTTACAATTGCAGGTATAGATAAAGTGTATAGGGTTGAAACTACCGTTTCATCTTACTCTCATTCAGGAACTAAAGAAGTAAACATAACTATACATCCTTCACTAGCAAGCAGTCCAGCAGATAATGCAGCTATAACTTTTATATCTAGTGACAGAGAAGGTGCGGTTAATACACGTTTTGATGAGATAGATTTTACAGGAACTAAAACACTTGTAATAGTAGATGAAGTAAATGCACCTGCATTATACAACGGCACTACATTTACTGTATTAGATAGTGCACCATCAGATGTAATAGGTGCAAAGGTTGTTGCTACACATAAGAACCATATATTTTATGGTAAAGGCAGGGTGTTAAGTTTTGGTGCACCTCTTACTACTACAGATTTTGAAAGTGGCAATGGTGCTGGTAATATTGGATTAGATGCTGACATTGTTGCAATAAAAAGTTTTAGAGATCAGCTTATAGTTTTTACTGACTCATCTATTTTTAGATTAAACGGTGATGCACTAGCTACATTTAATCTACAGCCTATAACACGTGACATAGGATGTACACAGACTGACAGTGTACAGGAGATAGGTGGTGATGTTGTCTTTATGGCTCCTGACGGTCTAAGACTTCTTAGTGCTACAGAACGTATTGGTGACTTTGGTTTAGCACCTATAACTAAAAAGATACAAGGTACGTTTAACGAGTTTGTAAAACTCCATACAAACTTTTTTAGCTTAGTTATACGTAATAAATCTCAATATAGATTATTTGGCTGGAATACAAATTATACTAGACCTAATGCACAGGGAATATTATTTACACAGTTTGCGTCACCGGGTGAAGCATCTGTAATTGATTTTGCAGAAACTAGGGGTATACAGGTAACAGCATGTGCAAGTGTATACTCAGGCAGTACAGAGTATGTTATCTTTTCTGGCAAAGAAGGTTTCTTACATAGAATGGAAAACGATACTTCTAGTTTTGATAGTAATAATATAGCTACTACATTTGCTACACCATTCTATCCAATCAATGATCCAAGACTTAGAAAGACAATATATAAAGCACAGTTTTATTTAGACCCTGAAGGTAGAGTTAACTTTGATCTAAACTTAAAATTTGACTTTGACGAAAGCGGATCTGTAATTATGCCAGCAGTTACATTTACAAATGCTGGTAGTGGAGCTGCACAGTTCTATGGTACAGGTGTATTTGGTACAGCTACCTATGGAGCTAAACTACAAAAAGTATTTTCTGCACAAACAATAGGATCAGGAAATACAGTATCTGCACAATTTGAAGCAGACAATAGTACAGATGTTCCGTATGCGCTTGACGCATTAACACTGGAATATGCTACACATGCAAGAAGGTAATTAAAAATGGGAACAGGATATACACGTAACGATACTGCTAACAATATTGCTGATGGCAATATAATTAATGCTTCTGATCTTGATGGAGAGTTTGATGCCATTGTAAGTGCCTTTGGTACATCGGGACATACACATGATGGTACTGCTGCTGAAGGCGGTGCTATAACTGTACTAGGACCAGCACAACAAGTAACTGTCAGTGCAACTGCACTATATCCAAGTACTGCTAATGCAGTAGCACTAGGTACTACTTCTAATGAGTTTAGTGACCTATATATGGCTGACGGTTCTGTAATCTATTTAGGTGCAGATCAGGATGTTACATTAACTCATGTAGCAGATACTGGTATTTTATTAAACAGTACAAATAAAATACAGTTTAATGATGCCTCACAGTTTATACATGGTTCTAGTGCTACTGTACTGTCTCTGGGTGCAACAGATGAAATAGATCTTACTGCAACTGCAATAGACATAAACGGTACTGTAGATATGAGCAGTACGCTAGGTGTTACAGGTGTAATTACTGCTGATGCTGGTATTGATATAGATAACTTTAATATTGATGGTACAACTATAGCATTATCTTCTGGTGATATGACATTAGATGGTGCAGGAGATATTATACTCGATGCAGCAGGTGAAGAAGTTATATTTAAAGATGGAAGTACTAATGTCGGTCATGTCAGTATGGACAGCGACAACCTAACAATCAAATCACTTGTAAGTGATAAAGATATAATCTTTCAGGGTAATGACGGTGGATCAGGTATTACTGCACTAACATTAGATATGTCAGAAGCAGGAGCAGCTACATTTAATAATAAAATTGTTGCAACTGAATTAGATATTTCTGGTAATGTAGATATTGACGGTACACTTGAAGCAGATGCTATTACTATAGATGGTACAACACTTGCTGAAACAATAGCTGATACTGTAGGTGCTATGGTAACTAGTAATACTGAAACAGGTATTGCAGTTACATACGAGGATGGTGATAACACATTAGACTTTGCTCTTGGTGCATCACAAACTACCATTACGTCTTTACTCGCAACGGATATAAAAATAGGTGAAGATGATGAAACTAAGATAGATTTTGAAACAGCAGATGAAATACATTTCTATGCAGCAAATGTTGAGCAGGTTTATTTAGGTGACAATATATTTGGCCCACAGTCTGACAGTGATGTAGATTTAGGTTCTAGTTCTGTACGATGGAAAGATGCTTATGTAGACTCTATTACAGTAACTGGTGAAGTTGACGGTGCTAGTTTGGATATTAGCGGTGATGCTGATATTGACGGTACTCTTGAAGCAGATGCAATAACCGTAGATGGAACAGCTTTAGCAACTTACATTAGAGATACAGTTGGAACTAATATGCTTTCTAGTAATACAGAAAGCGGTATTACAGTTACATATGACACATCGAATGATAATATTGACTTTGCAATTGACGCAGCACAAACAACTATAACTTCAATTCTAGCAACTGATCTAAAGGTTGGAGAAGATGATCAAACTAAAATAGACTTTGAAGATGCTGATCAAATTAACTTTTATGCGGATAATGCAAAGAGAGTAACTATAGATTCTACAGGACTAACAGTTAATTCTGGCAGTATAGAAACTGCAACCATTGACTATACTGATGGTGACAATGCCATGACAATAGCAGATGGTGGTAAAGTAACCTTTGCTGCAGGTTTTGATGTAGGCTCAGATGCTTCAGGAGATATTTTATATCATAATGGTACGTCTTATATAAGGTTAGCTAAAGGTACTGACGATCAGGTTTTAACGCTTGCTAGTGGTGTTCCTTCTTGGGCATCTAGCGCAGGTGACATTACAGGAGTTACAGCAGGAACTGGTTTAAGCGGTGGTGGTACTTCTGGTGGTGTTACCGTAAATGTAGAGGCAGCACAGACAGGTATAACTTCTCTTTTAGCTACCGACATAAAAATAGGTGAAGATGATCAAACCAAGATAGACTTTGAAACTGCTGACACAATTAACTTTTACGCAGGAAATGAAAAACAATTAATATTAACAGATGGTGCTTTAACACCGGGTACTAATGCAATTTTAGATTTAGGAACAGATGCACTAGAATTTAAAGATGCATATTTTGATGGAACAGTAGAAGCTGACGCTATAACAATAGGAGGAACTGCAATAGGTTCAATCTATAGTGCTATAGCAGGTAGTTCTAGTATTGTTACAACAGGGGCATTAGACTCTGGTTCTATAACCTCTGGCTTTGGTGCAATAGATAATGGTACATCTGGTATACGTACTAATACATTTACAGCAGAAACATCTATACTGCCAGATGCTGTTGGTGGAGCAGACTTAGGTTCTACAAGTGCTGAATGGGGTGATATTTACATAGCTGACGATAAAGCTATTAAGTTCGGCAACGATCAAGATATTACAATGGAGTATGATGAGGACGGTACAGATACGCTTTTGATTACAGGTAATACAACTCTTGCTGACGGTTCATATAATTTAAATATTGCCTCGCATGACGGTACAAATGGTTTGGCTTTAGCTGGTACGGTTGTTACAGCAACCGCTGCTGAGTTAAATTACGTAGACGGTGTAACAAGTAGTATTCAAACGCAATTAAATTCGGCAGCATCAACAGGCAAAGCTATTGCAATGGCTATGGTATTTGGTTAATATAATAAAGGAGAATAATAATGGAGTCAGTAGTAGACATAATGAAAAGTAATAACGCTCTGTGGCGTGAGGAGTGGCCTTTTGAACCTGTACTATCTTTACGATGGGATTGGGATGAGGATAGTAGCAGTAAAGATACGCCTTCTTCAGAAATAGAAGATATAGAAAAGGAAGGATAACATGGCAAATCCAAATGTAGTAGCTGTCAGTTCCATTTATGCAAAGACAGTAATGGATGCAGATGTTGCGGCATCTGCGGTATCTTTATTAACGTGTTCTTCAGAAAAGGTTTTAAAGATAAATTCCCTTGTAATCGCAAACATTGATGGAACAAATGCTGCTTCTATTGATGTATGGATTACTCGTAGTTCTGCTGATTACTATCTTGCAAAGACCATATCAGTTCCTGCTGATGCAACGCTAGTTGTTATTGATAAGAACATGGGTCTATATTTAATGGAATCAGACATATTAAAAATACAAGCATCTACTGCTGGTGATCTTAGTGCAGTATGCTCATACGAAGAAATAGATGACGCTTAATAAGGATACCTAATGGTTCGTAGAGGAAGTTTCATAGGAGGTCAGGACAATCTCAGTGTACCTGATGCCCCAACTATAGGTGCAGCTACTGTTGGTACTGGTCAAGTTTCAGTAGCATTTACTGCACCTTCTGACGTTGGTGATGATGCTATTACTGGATATGGTGCTTCTGCGACAGATGGTACAAATGTTATTGGCGGTACTGGTTCTTCTTCACCTGTAACGATTACTGGCTTAACAAACGGTACTAGTTATACAGCACAAGTATGGGCAATTAATGATTATGGAAATGGTCCACTGTCTGCTGCTACCTCTAGTTTTAGTCCTGTATTAAACAGAGCAATTATGATTGGTAATGTTTCAGGAGAGTCAACTGATACGCAACGTATAGACTATGTAACAGTTCAAAGCACAGGCAATGCAACTGACTTTGGTGACACTATTGGAGATAGTATTTATCCTGATGCTGCTGGTTCAGATACAAGGTGTATTATTTATGAAGGTGGAGGTAATACATACAGCAATGTAATTAGTTATGTTACAATGGCAACAACAGGAAATGCCACAGATTTTGGAGATTTAACTAATGCTAGAGGTTATGCTTCTTCAGCTTCTAATAATGTAAGAAGTATAAATGCTGGAGGTGTAATAAACGCTGGTGGTGGTACTTACCAAAACGTAATTGATTATATTACCATACCATCAACAGGCAATGCTATAGATTTTGGTGATCTGTTAGGAACTTTTTTAATTCATGGTTCTGCTGCTTCTACAACAAGAATACTAACAGGAGGTGGTTATGGTTTATTGTCAGGAGCAGGGTCTAATGTTTATCATGTGACAGTTCAATATAATACAATAGCAAGTGCTGGTAACTCTGTTGATTTTGGAGATTTAACAGTCGGAAGAACTCCGGGAGCATTAGCTAGTGCAACAAGAGCAGTATTTGGCCCGGGATCAACTGGATCAAACACTAACACAATGGACTATTTTACTATAGCTAGTACAGGCAATGCTACAGATTTTGGTGATACTACAACAAATAAAGATTATGCTGGAGGAACAGCAGATTCTACAAGAGGACTATTTTTTGGAGGGGCTGCTCAAAACGTAATTGAATATATAACAGTAGCAAGTACTGGAAATGGAACAGACTTTGGAGATTTAACGCAAAATCATGCAGGAAAATCGGGTGGACATTGCAGTGATGTTGCGGCTGCACAAAACGAATCATATTTTGCTCCAGCAGCTATGGGTCTTTTCTTTGGCGGTGATTATTCTACTGTAGCTAACTTTGAACAAACTACAATATCCTATATAGACATTGCTACAACAGGACGATTAGCTATGTTTGGTGATTTAAGCGCACCAAGAGATAACACTAGTGGAGGTTTTGCTTCTTCAACTAGGGGTGGAATAATGGGTGGTCAAGGTGCAGATAACAGCACTAATGTAGACATTATAGAATATGTACTTTTTAGTACTAAAGGTAAAGCAACAGACTTTGGTAATTTAACGGCAGCTACGGATGACTGTGTTTCTACTGGCAACAGTACTAGAGGTTTAGTTGCAGGAGGTGACTCTGGAAGTGCTACAGATACTATAGAATATATCACTATAGCTTCTGCTGGAAACGCAACTGATTTTGGAAATTTACTAGCTGCTAAATTAGGATTAAGTGCAACATCAGGAACTACTAGAGCAATATTTGCAGCAGATAATTCTGGTAACTACAATGTAATTCAATACGTTACTGTAGCATCAACAGGCAATGCGACAGACTTTGGAGATTTGTCAGATACAAGAGGATTAAATACTGCTTCTGCTAGTAGTACTAGAGCAGTATTTGCAGGAGGTATAGATGGAACTTCTGGTAATGCGGAAGATGTAATTGATTATGTGACCATATCTTCCACTGGCAATGCAACAGATTTTGGTAATCTTACAGAATCAGGATATAATTTAGCAGGTGTATCAAGTGGTACAAGAGCAGTATTTGGTTTAAGGGCTAGAGATGCTGGTACAAACGTAATGGATTACATTACTATTGCCTCTACTGGAAATGCTACTGATTGGGGAGATTGGTGGGGTAGTTATACTAATGAAGACGCAAGAGCATCAGCATCAAACTCACATGGAGGTATATCGTAATGGCTCCATCATATTCAGGCGTTTGGAAAACACAAACT